AACCAGTACAAATTGGAGTACGTTTTGAAGCCCCACAAAAACACTTCCAAAAACTTATTGATGTAAGTTACGATTTTAAATTGTATCGTAAGTTTGAAGACGCTGGTGTATCACTTCGCTCATTCTGCACTAACAATAATGCCGCTTACGTTGCGGTTGAAGAAACTTATGGTGATCACAGTTACAATGGTCATGCTAAAAAAGATGAAGTATATCGTAATGATATGACTAACTTTGGTATTCTAATGGAAATTAGAGGTATAGATAAACCATTTGATTGGTCACGTGAAGCAGTTAAAAAACTTCAAATTAATGGTACTGGTACTTATTACTCGCCTAGTCATAGAGTACCATCTAAAACAAGTGAAGGCGAATATGTTAAAACTGAAATAGTAAATAGTTTAGATCCTCTATATGATGCAATTGGTGATAATGCTATTTATATTGAAGATTTTATCGAAGACATGACAAAGATATTCCCAACACTAGGTAATGATTGGGGTGTTTATATGCCTGAAGTAAAGTATCTTTCACCAGAACCTCTTGTAGATTATGATAATTTAGCCCTTAAAGAAGTACCAAATGTCCACTTTGTAGGCGATGCTCTTTCAGCAAGAGGTATTACAGTAAGTGGGGCACAAGGAACATATGTTGCTGAGAATATTATAGAAAACCATAAAGAGGATTTATTTTTCCATTTAGAGGATAGTAATTTAATTGGTGGTTTAACTATGCCAAAAGAAAAATCTGAATACTGGAAATCATTATGAATAAAGAAGAAGCTAAAAAATTTAATGAAGCTCGAGCTATTGAAGAACAAAATAGATTGCGAGGTGTAGAAGATTTCCCAAAATCTAAACGTTTAAAAACACCAGAAGGTACTATTGCTTATTATTGGGATGGTAAACTTCATAACTGGGATGGACCAGCTCTTATACCAGAGGGTGATAACCGTAAAAGAGAGTATTATATTTATGGGTTCAAACACACTGAAGAAGAGTGGAAAACAGCAAAACGCAGTGGTAAGGGTCTACCATGGTATAAAGATCCAAGATTTAAAGCTAGAAGCGCAGGATAATGAAAATAGGATTTACGGGGACAATGAGTGTAGGTAAAACTACACTAGTCAAAGCATTACAGGAAATTCCTGATTTAAAAGATTATACTTTTACAACTGAAAGAAGTGCATATCTTCATTCGTTAGGTATTCCACTTAACTATGAAACAACTATTGAAGGGCAAACAGTATTTCTTGCAGAACGTGTAAGTGAACTAATGCAGCCTAATATAGTTACTGATAGAACTATTATTGATGTTATGGCATTTACTAATAAAGCTAGAAAAGTTAGCTATATTGATGGTGATGCATTTGAGTCATATGCTAAACGCTTTATTTATCAGTATGATTATATTTTCTATGTATCACCTGAAGGAGTTGATATGGAAGATAATGGTGTTAGAGAAACTGATTTAGAGTATAGAGATGCTATTGATTTAGAAATTAGACAATTATTAAGAAAACATCGCCCCTTTTGGCACACTGTTAGTGGACCAACTGAAGAGCGCGTTAAACAAGTATTAAACACAGTAACATTTTAACTATGAAAATTTGGAAATGGATATTAGGTCTACTCGCAGTATTTGGTGGTGCCGCTGCTGTAGCTTCTAATCAAAAAAAGAAAGAGCACGACAAAAAGGTTAAAGAAAACCAAGACAAAATTAAACAAGTTAAAGTTAAAACTACTAAAGTTCAACAAGAAAAGGCTGAAGTTAAGAGGTCTATAAATGAACAAAAGAAAAAAGTAGTTAAAGCTAAAAAACAAGTTGCAGATAGTGGTGCTAAGAGAAAGGTACAAGATTTTGAAAAAAAGTACCGTAAACCAGGCAGACCAAAAAAACAAGCATGAAACATTTACTAGTCGCTTTATTTTTAGGATTATCTAATATAAGTTATTCACAAGATACTCTTCAAATTCCCCAAACGGAACTTGAAGAGTTTTTCTTGGCTTTAGATACCTTGCGCATTCAAGATTCCTTAAAAACTATCTTAATTAACGAATTAGAGGTTGAAATAATACTTTTTGAACAATTAGCTAAACATGATAGTTTAATCATTTCATTTAAAAATGAAGAAATAGAACTGCTAAACCATCAAATAGATTTACATCTAGAGCGTTTAAATACAGTAGATAAATGGTATAAAAAACCGTGGGTTGGAGTAACAGGGGGTTTTATAGGTACAATAGTTTTAATAAATACTATAAACTATACACTGCCTGATTGATCTTTATATATTTATTAGTGTTAACACTACATTTTGCGTAAAATGAATAAAGACGATATTAAACAAATTATATTAGAAGAAATTGAGGCCGCTATAAATGAAATGGCCTCTCCCGAAGAACTAGCTGCTGATTCACGTCCTGAAGATGAAGATTTTTCTCTTGAGGATGAAATGGAAATGGCAAGAGATTTTAACGATGAGCAAGACGCTATATTTGGCAAACCTAACTTTGTAGAAGAAGAAGGTTTAGAAGAAATGGCTCGTACATCTAACATTTTTAAACTCAGCCAAGAAGCTAGTTTACAAGATGTACTCCAATTTATGCAACGTGTAAATGATGTTCTAAAAACATATAAATCACCAGGACAAAAGCGTCCTAAAAAACGTTTTACACCGGAAGAAATGAAAGCATTAGCAACAGCAATGCTTAACCCAGAAGGATTTACTTCTAAGGATGTAATTGCTTCTACTTCTTATAATAGCCCCGCTCAAGCAAATAAATTTTTAAAAGCGCTTGAAATGAAGGGTTTAATTACATTAACATCACAGCTTAAAAAGTCAATGGAACCAACTCGTGATCCAAATGCCCCCGAAACTAGAGGCAGAAAACGAAAAGGGGCAGAATTTGATATGGCTGATGATCCTACAGGAATGGATTTTGGTGATTTTGAAGATCTTGATTTAAGTGATCCATTAGCAGAAAATAAATTAGGTAAACTGATAAACGAAATTTCAATAGAAAAAGCAGCTGCTGCCGTTAGAGCTGCTAGAGAGAGAAAAGAGTTCAAAAGAGCAGAAGATATATCAAATATGTTCTTTAGAACATTTGTTGGTAAAAACATGACTTTTGGTACAATTAAATCTATAGAACTAGATGGTCAAATTTTCTCATCTACTAGGGATGATGGTAGTGTAGCTATTAGAATAGATGTAGATGGGGTATCTGATGAAGACTCAATGAAACTTCTAAGATATAATAATGAAAACCCAGATAAAGGCTTACCTCGGGTACACTCTGATCAACAATTTAATGTACCCTCTAATAAACTAATGAACTACCCACCCGAATTACAAACATTAAGAGACGATTCAGGAAAACCAGTAGTATTAGGCCCCGCAATTACGGGTGATCAATATGGATTTAGTTATTATGGGCAAGGTAGTGGGGTTAATTTAAGATATTTTCATGGAGCTGATAAAATAACTTATAACCAAGGAGGAGCTAACATGGACATTATAAATCTTCCTTTATCTCGAAGAGATGTAAGAATACTTCAACAAATTATTAAGGTAATAAACCCAGATTCAAGATATGCACAACCAGGTACTAGTGAATATAAGGTAATTGGTTTAAGAGAAAACAACAACACTATGAGTGAATTAGAAAAATACATTAAACAACAAATTAAAGAAGCTAAAAATCCATTAGCTAAAAAGATGAAAGAAATCGAAACTCAAGGACGCGTCGCAGCACTTGAAACTAAACTTGCTGCTGTTGCTGAGATGATCGAAGAAACTGAAGGTCGTTTAACTCGCATTGATGAGGACAACGAGTTTAGAGATATGATGGATAAAAATGCTGTTAAAGAAGTTCGTAAGCAACTTAAAGAACTTGAAAGAGCACAAGCTAAACTTCAGAAAGAATACGATAAGCTATCCAGTGGTAGAAAAAAAGAAAAAGTAGTTGATGAAGTTGATGCTGATAAGCTTAGAGATTTAGCTGATAGACAAGACGCACTTGACCAGGAAGCTGGTGAAGTAGAAGAAGTATCATTTGAACTAAATGAATCAGTTAAGCGCATGCAAAAACTTGCTAACTTAAAAGGATAATAACGGGGGGTTCTCGTGTAAAGTTAGGGAGACATTAGTCTCCCTTTCTTTTTAGCTACGTATATACGATGGCAGACATTAAAGCAATTATAAAGCAGGAATTTGTCAAATCAGCAAGCGATCCTGTTTACTTTATGAAAAAATATTGTTGGATACAACACCCAACAAGAGGCAGAACACAGTTTAACCTATACCCATTCCAAGAAAAAGTATTAGGGCTACTAAATAAACACGATAAATCAGTAATCCTAAAATCAAGACAGCTTGGTATATCAACTCTCTCAGCAGGTATAGCTTTACATATGATGTTATTTCAAAAGGATAAAAACATCCTTGTAATAGCAACAAAACAAGAAACAGCTAAAAACTTAGTAACTAAAGTACGATTTATGTACGATCAATTACCTAGTTGGTTAAAATTACCTACAATGGAAAATAACCGACTGTCATTGCGCCTTAAAAATGGCTCTCAAATTAAAGCAGTATCTGCAGCAGGTGATGCTGGTAGATCAGAAGCCATTTCCCTTCTAGTAATTGACGAGGCTGCATTTATTGAAGAAAATAGAATTGAAGAGATTTGGGGTTCAGCACAACAAACACTTGCAACTGGTGGTAGAGCAATTATATTATCTACACCTAATGGTACTGGTAACTGGTTTCATAGGCAATGGACTAAAGCACAAGATGGTACTAGTGGTTTTACACCTATTAGATTACCTTGGACTGTACACCCAGAACGAAACCAAGAGTGGCGAGATAAACAAGATGATGAGTTGGGTGAAAGAATGGCTGCACAAGAGTGTGATTGTGATTTTACAACCTCTGGTGATACAGTATTCCCACCTGAATTACTTAATTATATAGAAACTACAACATTAAAAGACCCACTTGAAAAACGTGGTATGAATGGTAGCTTATGGGTTTGGGAATATCCAGATTATACAAGACAATATATGGTTGT